GATGATGAGCCTGATACGGATGCTGATGGTTATGAGCTAGTTGACTAATGTCCCTTGAATTCACAGATCACCCTATACTGCCTTCACCTAGTGACGAGGAAATCGTCCTCCTAGGGGAGTCCGATCCCCAGCTACTGGAAAAACTTCACCAAGCGCACGAGGGCAGGATACGTGCTTCCAACGAAGACCCTCTCCGCTACGGCTTTGACCTAGAGGGATGGGTTCGTATGCAGGAGGGACTGAACGAGTTCAATGAGGTTTTAGCTCTCGGCGGAAACAGAAGCGGCAAGACAACTGGTTGTGCCAAGATGGTAATGGATGCGGTAAGTAAGAACGAGGGCGGACACATCGTCTGCTTTAGCCAGAATGCTGATACATCCATCAAGGTTCAACAGCCAGCCGTATGGGAGATGATGCCCAAGGAGTTCCGCAAGAAGACCAAGAGCATAGACGGATACATCAACTACTCAATGCAGAACGGGTTCACAGGTAGTAGCTTTGTCTTCCCGGACACCAAGACCCGTGTGGACTTCAAGACCTATACCCAGTTCAGCAACAACCAGACAATCCTGGAAGGTTTCGAGTTCGGGTTCAAGAACCCAGAAGGCAACAACATAGGCGCCTGGCTGGACGAATACTTGGGCGACGCAGCCCTAGTCAACACTTTGCGATTTCGCCTAGCTACTCGTGACAGCAAAATGCTAATCGGCTTTACGCCGATTGATGGGTATACCCCCTTCATAGCTGACTACTTAAAGAACGCTGAAACTCTGCAAACCAAACCAGCAGAACTACTTAGGGGACAGGAAGTCCCCGTTGCCCAGTATAGCCCATCTAGGGATGCGGCAATAGTATACCTGCACTCCGACGAGAACCCATTCGGCGGATATGATCGTATAGCTAAAGACCTACAGGGTAGACCAGAGGATGAGATAAAGGTTCGCGCATACGGGCTACCAGTTAAGTCAGCTAATTCTCTGCTACCTTACTTCAATACGGAAGTCAATGTGTTGTCAGAGGAGCCAAACAAATATGGGATGACGTTCCCAGACATATCTGACACTAGCAAATACACCGTTTACCAGGTCGTTGACCCCGCAGGAGCAAGGAACTACACAATGATCTGGGCAGGAGTAAACGACATCGGGGAAGTATACATACGAAGTGAATGGCCTGACAGGGCTACCTACGGGGAGTGGGCAATGTTTGGTGACCCCAAGTGGAAATACGGACCAGCAGCCAAGAAGATTGGACTAAATGTCGAGGGATACTGTGAGCTATTCAAGGAGATCGAGGAGGATCTAGGGCTAGAGGTCACCGAAAGGATCGGTGACTCCCGTTTCTTTGCTAGGGAAAATGAGAACAATGACGACCTGTTTACAGCTTTCTACGACTACGGCGTAAGTTTTATACCATCAAGCGGGGTTATGGAGGAACAGGGCATAGCTGCCCTGGACGACTGGTTCAGTTATAATCCCAATATGGAAATAGACGAAGCCAACCGACCTCTCTGCTACATACACAGTGACTGCGGAAACTTGATTGACAGTTTAATTAATTACAACTCAAGAGGAAAAGCCGACGAATCCCTGAAGGATTTCTTCGACGTTATACGTTATTTGCGTATGTCCAACGGAGGAGAAGGACCAGACTTTATGAGCCAAGGATCAATGCTCACCACTAAAAACAACAAAGGAGGATACTAATGCCCAAAAAAAGATTAACAGATATAGCCAAGGAATACGGCATAACATTTGATAAAGCCCACGACATTATCGTGAATAAACTAGAAGAGGATCAGGTTACTGGTCGAGGCAGGAACCTATGGATATCGGAAAGGGGTCAAGACATAATCGAGGACTTGATACCTATGGTTACTATACACAGGGGAAATGTTATTTCACAAGCCCCTAATCCTCGTTTTGTTTTTGTCAAGACAAGAGAGTTAATGAAGAAGGTTCCGGTAATGATTCCGCTTGCACTATCTGGTAAACTTACGTCGAAGGTAATATACTTTGAGGCTGATCATTCTGGTGATAACGTAAAATATAAATGGATTAAAGCTCCTCAGAGTCAGTAATATATAATTTATGGATTCAGATAATATCTCAAAGGCATTAACTTACGTCGGCAAAACTCCCAGCGTTGAAACGCTTCGGAACGCATACGATGAAACAGTAACAGAGCTTCAGTCCTATTTCGACCTGTGTCGATCTAGCTATGACGACCGAAGGAATTCGTGGCCAGGCAAGAGCCGTGACCACCGCAAGCACGGAGCTGACGCATTCCCCTGGGAGGGAGCGTCCGATATGGAAAGCCACGTCATTGATGAACGCATCACTAGACTTGTCTCCCTGTTTGTTGCTTCTTTGAATCGAGCAAACGTAAGAGCTTTCCCAACTGCACTTGATGACATTGGAAGAGCTAAGTTGGTTTCAGGTTTCTTAAAGTGGATGGTTTCTTCCGGATACATTCCTCGCTTTGGACGAGAGATGGAACTAGGAGCTAACTATCTACTGGAGCGAGGCATCCTGATCACATATATTGGCTGGCACCGAGAGGACAGGACTTTCCTTCAAGAGCTAGACCTGAATCAAATCGCTTCCATAGCCCCAGAGATTGCACAGCTTATACAGTCCGGAGAAGAAGACGACTCCCTGATAACCCTGATGGAATCTACATTCCCTGGAGTAAAGAAGTCCAGAGCCAAAAAGGCACTAAAGAAACTTCGCAAAGAAGGTAAGGCAGAACTACCCGTAGTTCGCCGAGAGGTTGACGCACCTCAGATTAAAACACTAGCACCTGATGGTGATTTCTTTTTTCCTCCTTACGTTACTGACCCGCAGCGCGCTCCTTATTGTTTTTGGAAAACTTACTTTACCCCTCAAGAACTAGAGAATAAAGTTTCTACCGACGGATGGGATAAGGACTTCGTTGAATATATCATCGAACATTATCGCGGCATTCATTCCAACGGCATTGACAATTTTGAAGAGGGTCGAAGATCTGGAAGTTTAATCAACAATACGTATGAATCCGACGAGTTAATTGAAATTGTTTACGGGTATCAACGACTAATTGACCCAGAGGATGGAGCCGAAGGTATTTACTGCACAGTATTTAATCGTAGCTTCAGCGGAAACGAAGAAGCTCCGGGCTTTGCAAAGTTTGAGCTGTTAAATGGATACGAGGATTACCCAGTCGTAGTTACTAAGCTATCAGAGGACAGTAAACGACTCTACGATACAATGACAGTTCCCGATGTCCTACGAGGCATACAGAACCAAGTAAAGGTGGAAAGGGATTCACGTGTTGATCGCAATAGTCTTGCTACACTGCCTCCTATACTGCACCCAGTAGGTCAAGCTCCAAGCGATTGGGGACCTGGTCGGATGATTCCATACCGCCGCAAGGGGGACTTGGACTTCGCGCCTACACCACCTTCTCCAACTGGATCTATAGAAATCGAAAAGACATTAGAACAACAAGCCGACAGGCTTGTCGGTCTAGATGAAACCTCTAGTATATCTGGGATCCGCAAGCAGTTCTTGGTGGACAAGTTCTTAAACCACGCCGCTGAGGTAATGTCTATGGCATTCAAATGCTTCCAACGATTCGGGCCTGACGAAGTGTTCTTTAGGGTAACTGGAAATGCTGACCCAATGAAGATGACCAAGGGAGACGCTGAAGAAAATTATGACATTATGATTAGCTATGATGTCCTAAATTCAGACCCAACAGCACAAGAACAAAAGCTACAGCAAATTGTAGCCTTGACTCAGATGGATCGAAATGGTCGTATTAATATGGATTCGTTAATGGACATTGCGGCAACAGCCATTGATCCAGTCCTTGCCGATACAGTTCTACAGCCAGCACAACAAGCGGCTGAACAAATGACACAATTCGTAACTGATGATCTTGCCAAGATTTATTCTGGAATGGAAATGCCAGCTCGACCAAATGGTGGTCAGATTGCTATGCAAATTATCCAGCAATACGCATCGCAACCAGACATCGCTGAACGTCTCGGTTCGGACGAAGCATTTGAGGGTCGCTTGCAGAAGTATGCTGGTCAGTATCAGTTTGCTCAACAGCAGCAAATCAATGCCACTCAGTATGGTCAATACGGAACATCAGCAGCATCTGTCGGAAACGTTGAAACTCAAGGACTTACACAAGGTTAATATGGCTGACAATAAAAACGCACAAGAATACGCAATGCGTAGAGCTGAGGAAAAGAAACAAATGGAAAGTGTTCCTTTCTTAATAGACCTAATTGCACTAGAAGCAAGAGGGGAAGGTATTGATGGTATGAGTATAGTTGCTCGCAGTATACTTAATCGCCAAAAATTTCTGAAAGAAAAGAAAGACTACCAAGGAGATCCTGTTTATAAGAACGCATATTTGACTAACGGGAAAACAGATATGATGTCCCTGCTTACAGCTAGCGGTCAATATGAGCCAGTAAAATCTGACGGAAAACTTGATTACGAAGGGCAGGATCCAATAAC